GGTTGTAATTGATTGAAATATATCTTACAATTTAAAAGAAGGTGGTATTGGTGGTTTTGATTTTATCAACAAGAATGGTTTGTCTGGTTCCGGTTTTTTAGGGAAAAAACATTCAATTAATACTAGAAATAAAATTAGTAAAAAACTTGAAGGAAATATAATTTGGCTAGGTAAAACACATAAAGAAGAATCTAAAAAGAAAATGTCCGAATCGCATCAAGGTAAACATGATGGAAAAACAAATTCTCAATATGGTACTATGTGGATTAATAATGGCCAAATAAGTTCAAAAATACACAAAACAGAACCTATGCCAAAAGGTTGGATGAAAGGAAGATTAAATGGCACAAAAAAATACAACGAGTAAACCACGAAACTATCTTGTCAAATTGGCATTGTTTCGTAAAGCAGGGAGTCATAAAAAAAGTAATAAAGCTATAAGGCGTTTAGAGAATTCTAAAAAGAATTATTATAGTGAAGCACACCTAAACCTTAACCGGTCGGGATTGGTAAGCCAGAACCTCTATCAATAAGTTCGAGGATTTATTAATAAGTTTATTTCACCTTGGTGTGGCTTCACTATAATAATTCTGTCCATAGCACAACGGATAGTGCAGTAGCCTTCTAAGCTATTGATAGAGGTTCGATTCCTCTTGGACGGACCAAAGGGCCAGTAGCTTAATGGTAAAGCGTTCGACTCATAATCGATTGAGTGATAGTTCAATTCTATCTTGGCCCACCAGATTTGCCCCTTTAGTTAAATGGTATAACACTTGACTTGTAATCATGAATTGTTGGTTCGATTCCATCAAGGGGCACCAAGTATACCACAATAAGTATTGACATTGTGTATAAGTAATGTTATAGTATTACATATGCGGGGTGTTGTAGAACAGAACAAGTCCCAACTTGTATCCATGGTGCGAATCCATGACCCCGCTCCAAATTTTATTAAGGAATATTTTATGGCAGTTGCAAAATCTAAAAAGAAAAATCCAATGTTAACCAAGAATGGTAAACAGAGATTAGGTCCTTTGAATGTTGAACAACTCACTAAGATGTTAGATGGTGCTCGTAAAAAGCATAAAGCAAAAATCGTAAGACGTATTGCTGTTTTAGAAAGTCGTTAAGATTTGCGGGATTAGTTTAATGGTAAAACTACAGATTTCCAATCTGTTGTTGTCAGTTCGATTCTGTCATCCCGCTCCATTATTGAGAATGTGAAAGAAAGAATAAGCAATCCCAACTGTTAGGGAAATCACTATCTCAGAAACCGTATCCGTTATAAGGAGATTATCTAACAACGCAAAAGTTAGATTGAAAACGCAAAGCTGAGAGAACGACTGACGAGTGGTAACGCATAAAGATAGGCGCCTATACTTTGTGATAAGTCCACCCATTAGTTCTTAAACACAAAACAGTATTCTCAATAATGGACTATATACCAATTTGATTGAAAGATAATTATGAACATTAAACCATTAAAAGATAAAATTCTGATTTCACGCATCGCCGGTGAAAAACAAACTGAATTTGGTATTATTCTGAAATCTTCAGAAGGTCCAGATAAAGCATTAGTTGAAGCTATCGGTCCTAAGGTTGATGAAGTTTCTGTTGGTGATGAAGTATTAATTAACTGGAACGGTGCAGTTAAAGTTTCAGGTAAAGAAATTGATAAAGAATATTATGTTATTGCAATTGAGCATGTCATTTTGATTTATTAATCTGTAGCGGGTTGGTGAAAAGGTATCACAGAGGACTCATAATCCTCAGTTCCAGGTTCGACTCCGGGATCCGCAACCAAAAGGAGTTATATGACTGATTCTACTGAAAAGAAATTTAGAGAAGAACAACTCAAGAAGGTTCGTAGTCTACAACCTGCACAACCTAAACCAAAACCTAGATTTGTTCCTAATAATACCATGCAACGAAAGGCTGGTCGTGGAAGATAAAGATCCTGTTCAAGAACAAGATGATAAAAATCTAGACGATGAGTTTAAGAGAATTGAAAACGAACAGAAACTAAAAGAAAAATCTAACTCTTAGTTTCTGTTTTAATGTCTTTGTAAGAATGTTTACAACAGGTTTTCAAATAAGTATTTTTACCATTTGAATTCATTGTTTTTTTAGAATAAATTTGAGCCGGTTCTTTACAACCTTTTGCTTGACAAAGTTGAGGAACATCTAAACCGGCTATCATTTTATTTTCCTGCTAATGGATTATCCAAAGCTTTCTGAATCTTAGAATCAATCTCTTTACGCAACATACGAACATCTTGGTCAACTTCACGTTGAGATTGTTTCTGACTTCTTTCAACTTGTTCCACCACAGATTCTAATCTACGAATATCGTTCTTGATATCATTCTTAATATCACGGGTATAATCATTAGTCTTGGTTGATGTTTCTTCAACAATCAATAGTCGTTTGTCGAACTCTGATAAATCAGGTGCAACATACTTCTCAATCTTCATCTTCATATCTTGATAACCTTTGTATGTTTCAAAGGCACCATAAAGTCCACCTAGTGTAGATGAAACAATACCAAATGCAATCATCAATTTTGCTGGAGTAAAACTATAACCAGCAATAGTGATTACAGCATCTTTACTAACAAGTTTCTCTAGTTTTTCTACTTCTTTGTTTAGGTCTTTTTCTGACATTTTATTTTCCTATTTGTATTGTGAGTTAACCATTTCATTGTGTAATTCATCTGTTCCACCAAATAATTTACGACCAATAAATCTGTTATCAACGTTTGTTTGATTTTTATATATTGAATATGGTTTGTAGCCTGGTACATCAGGCATCATTACTTTGTATGTTTCAAATGCTGGTGAATAACCCATAGCAGCAATTACTACACTTTGAACCGCAGTTTGTTGTTCCATACTTGCAGCTTTACCCATGGTATCACCCAAGTTTTTACCTGCTTCTACCGCCTTAGCTTTCGCAGCACTCTCTCTACGTTCCTGAAGTTCTTGTCGTGCAGTCTTGGGTCCATCGGCAGGCTTATTATCAGACGGAGCATTTCCCGAAGGAGCAGAAGTTGCATTTGAATTATTGGGTGAATCATTCTTTTTATCCTCGGATTTTTGTTGATTCTGTGCCATAGCTGCAGGTGCCACAGGTGAGTTTTGTTGTTGATTACTTTGAGGTGTTAATTGCACGGCCGCAGCAGGTGCATTTCCTGTGGTTGAGGTTGTTCGACTTTGAATGACAGTATCTATTGTGTTATTACCTGTTGACGATACTCCAGTTGATACTGTTCCATCGGATCCCAATATGGTAGTTGCAGTTGTTGTATCGACTGTTCCATTTGTATTAACACTCGTTGGATCATTTGCTTTAGTAGCTGCTGTTGCAGATAACGAAGAATTAACTGCGGTTGAATCAATATTCGTTATTAAATATTTAATTGCATATGCAGTTGCATATCCAGAACATAAACGACTATACAAAGAATCCAACAAACATTGTTGATTTAAATATGCTTGTTCATATCCAGGACAAGTTGTGGAATATAATGGATTTTCTGAACATTGTTGGTTCAGATAAGCCGTAGCATATCCTGGACAATCAGTATATGATAGTGTGTTGACAGAACATTGTTGGTCATGATATGCTTGTTGATATCCTCGACAAGTAGTTGAATATAATGGATTAACAGAACATTGTTGTTCTAAGTATGCTGATTGGTAACCTGGACATTGTGAGTTATACAATGGACTCAAACTACATTGTTGAGTAAAGTAGGCAGTCTGATAACCTGGACATGATGGATCCCACAAAGCAGAAATGGTACATTGTTGAGTGTTGTATGCAGTCTGATATCCTGGACAAGTTGGACTTGATAAAGGATTAATGTAACACATATCAACAGCACCTGTACCACCTAGTGCTTGCCAACTAAAGATACCTGCGGAACCTGGAGTTATGTTCATACCTTGGCCATGATATGCTTGATAATATTCACCATTGGCCAAGTTACCTGCCATACCAGAGGTTACAGCATTATAACTAACCATTGCACCAGCAATACGAGTATCAACTAGACCAGCAGAATTGATTTTGATTTCAAAACTATTACCGCCTTGTGATGAACAACATTGACTTACACCATACCATCCATATGTCATTGAGTTGTTTTCACGGAGATAGTATTGATTCTGTCCGTTCCATGAATATAAGTCGGTGTGCATACCATATATGGTGTAATTGTATGCTGGATTTGTAGTGTTTCTTAAATCTACACCTGAACAACAAGCACCACCAAGACCAGATTGTTGCGGATCCTGGAATGTAACCAATCCATTGGTCATAGCCCAAGAATTGTTGAACACTCTACCATAAAATGGAAAATCGAAACCTAATGGAACTTGATTATAAGAATCATCATAAGTTGTGATGTTTACTGCGTTTGGATTATTTTTGATGTCTGCTAACGGCAAAGCATTAGCACCAGTTCCTACGGTGATGGACAAACCTGAACCACCAGGAATAGGAATAGTTACAATCTCAGCTTGAGAAAAAGCAGACACTACAAAAAGTAGTGCTGCTAGTATCTTTCTCATTAGTCTTTACTCTTGACTTTTTGTGGCTGACGGTCTGGATTGGATTCCCAAATTGCTTTCGCTTGTTCACCAATCTTACCATCTACTGGACATGGAGTACCAGCATTCATCATAGCAGTAAATACTCTCTCATCCTGACAAAGAGTAGAAACGGCCGCCACTTTCATACCCATGTCATAAAGACGGGATGCCAGTTTAAGTCTTTCACAATTCTTGTCGGAATGTGTTGCACCAATGGCAATACCAAGGATTTGAGTTTGGGCTGCACCAGAAACACCGACAGCACATAAGTCGTTGTTAATTGATGTAATGGTTGGTGCCACCGCTGTTGGAGGTGGTGATTTAACGGTAGTAGTGCTATTAGAAGTTGAATCTGTATAACTTCTTGATGTAGAATCTGTTACAATAGGGTCTGCAAAGGCAGTAGTGGTAATTAGGCTGGATGCCAAGATTACAGCCAATTTACTCTGCCAGCTGTTAGCGGTCGTTCTTTTCAACATTAATTTTTGGTAAAGGTTATCCTCTACCATCCTCTGTTAGATTTTTTGTTGGGGGATAATAAAGAATACCAAATGTCAGGTTGACAATAGAAGGCAAATAAGATATAATATCAATTCAACTACATAAGTATTTATACTTCCTTTTGATGTAAATCAAAGGTTTTTACACCCTATTCGTTCTGGAGATAATATAATGGATATTTTAGCACTAAAATTGGTTACCGGTGAAGATTTACTCGGTGAATTGGAATCTCAGTCGGAAACAGAATTCGTTATTCTGAATCCAGTTGGTATCGCAGTTGTTCGTGGACCTGATGGTAAACCACAAGTTGGATTCTCACCATTTCCTATTCATGGTGAACAAAAGCCAGATGCCACCATTGCCTTTGCTAAGAAGAATGTAGTATACTCTTATACTCCAGCAGAAGATTTTATCTTGAATTATAAACAAATCTTTGGTGCTGGACTAATTGTTCCACCTGAGAAAAAATTGATTGTAGGTTAAATTTGAGTTCATTCTATACTAATGTTCAGAGCTTCGGTAGTAACATACTCTACCGAGGTATTCAAAATGGCAAAAGAGTAAAACAGAAGGTTGAGTATTCGCCTTCTCTATTCATTCCATCTAAAAAGATTACAAACTTTACCAGTCTAGATGGTGAATATCTTCAGCAAAAAATATTTCGTAATCTAAAAGAAGCCAGAGATTATGTTAAACAGTTTAATGATGTTTCTGGTGCCACTAAGATTTATGGCCAAACACGATTTGAATATGCCTTTATTGCTGAACAACATAATGGTATGGTCGACTATGACTTTGAACAAGTATCAATTGCAGTAGTTGATATTGAGGTCGGTTCAGAGAATGGTTTTCCTGATCCATATCAAGCCAATGAACCAATAACTGCTATCGCTATCAAGTTTCTTGGTGGCGACATTTATGTTTTTGGTTGTGGTGATTATGAAACCAAGGGTAAAGAAATCTATGTGAAATGTAAAGACGAGTATTCTCTTTGCAAACAATTTATTGCCTTATGGTCTGCAAAATGTCCGGACATCATTACTGGCTGGAATACAAAGTTCTTTGATGAACCTTATCTCATCAATCGTTTCCGTAAAATTCTTGGTGAAGATGAAGCCAAGAAACTATCACCGTGGAATTATATTGGTGAACGCAAAACTGTAATCAATGGTCGTGAAATGATTGCCTATAACATTATGGGTGTCGAATCACTAGATTATATTGAACTATACAAATGGTATGCGCCAGGTGGTAAGTCACAAGAATCTTATCGATTGGATAATATTGCTCAAGTAGAGTTGGGTGAAGGTAAGATTTCATATGATGAGTATGACAACCTACACTCATTGTATCGTTTGAACTATCAATTGTTTATTGAGTATAACATTAAAGACGTTGAGTTGATTGTTAAACTAGAAGAGAAGTTGAAGTTACTTGAGTTGGGTGTAACCTTGGCGTATGACACCAAGACCAACTTTGAAGATATCTTTGCACAAACTCGTATGTGGGATTCAATGACTTATGCTTATCTGTATGAGAAAAACATCATTGTTCCACCTAGAGTTACTAAAGAGAAATCTTCTGCTTTTGAAGGTGCGTATGTTAAAGAGGTTCATGTAGGCCTACACAATTGGGTTGCATCATTTGACTTGAACTCTTTGTATCCACACTTGATGATGCAATACAATATTAGTCCAGAAACTCTGATTGAACCAGAAAACTACACAGATGAAATGCGTGCCATTCTTTCTCAAGGCGTTTCGGTGGATAAATTGTTGAGTAAATCGGTTGACATCTCTAAACTAAGTGGTGCAACAGTTACTCCTAACGGACAGTTCTTCCGTACCGACATTCAAGGTTTCTTGCCTAAGATGATGGAAGAAATGTATACAGATAGAAGTAAGTTCAAGAAATTGATGTTGCAAGCAAAACAAGAATATGAGAATGAAACAGACAACTCCAAAAAATATGAAATTGAAAAAAGAATCGCTAAGTATAACAATATTCAGCTCGCCAAAAAGGTTTCTCTTAACTCTGCTTATGGTGCTCTTGGTTCTCAATATTTTAGATTTTATGACCTCAGAATGGCATTGGGTGTCACTTCTGCTGGACAGTTAAGTATTCGTTGGATTGAAAACAAACTTAATGGTTGGATGAATAAGTTGTTGGGTACCGATGATGATTATGTTATTGCCTCCGACACAGATTCAATCTACTTGAAACTTGGTCCTATTGTTGATAAGTTTGTACCAAATAAACCAACATTACAAACTATCGAGTTCATGGACAAAATATGTAAAGATAAGATTGAACCATTCATTGACAAGTCTTATACTGAACTTGCTAATTATGTTCATGCATATGACCAGAAGATGCAGATGAAACGTGAAGGCCTTTCCAATAAAGGTATTTGGACTGCCAAGAAACGTTACATTCTAAATGTGTATAACAATGAAGGTGTGCAATACAAAGAACCTGACTTGAAAGTGATGGGTCTAGAGATGATTAAATCGTCTACACCATCCATAGTTCGTGATAGAATGAAAGAGTTGATTAAGATTCTTGTATCTGGTACCGAATCTGATGTGCAAGACTTTATTGCTGATTTCAGAAAACAATTTAAATCTTTACCTGTGGAAGATATTTCTTTCCCTAGAGGTTTGAATGGGCTAAATACATATTCTGATCCTGTTACCATTTATAAAAAAGGCACTCCAATTCATGTCAAGGGTGCGATTCTTTATAATAACAAACTAAAACAATTAGGTTTAACTAAAAAGTATCAACTCATCCAAGAAGGTGAAAAAGTTAAATTCACCTATCTGAAGATGCCAAATACGTTCAAAGATTCTGTTGTTTCTTTTCCATCCAGATTGCCAGTAGAATTTGAATTGCAACAATATATTGATTATGATACACAATTTGAAAAAACATTCTTAGAACCAATTAAAGTGATTCTGGATTGTATGAAATGGAAAACAGAAAAAACTAGTTCAATAGAGGACTTCTTCTCATGACATATCTAACATTTTTGGCTGCAATACTATTATCAGGAATTGCCGCTTATTATTCCATCATTGGTCTTGCAGCCATCTTTGTTGGTGCATTTTGGCCTGTTGTTTTCATGGCATCTTCTATGGAGTTTGCCAAACTAGTTACTGCATCTTGGGTATATCGTAATTGGAAAACAGCACCAAAAATGTTGTTGGCGTATTTGACTACCGCTATCGTGGTGTTGATGTTGATTACTTCCATGGGCATTTTTGGTTTCTTGGCCAAAGCACATATTGATTCAACACTAGATGCTGGTGCCAATACAGTAGAACTAAAGACACTCAATATACAACAGAAGATTGCCGATGAAAGATTGAATTATCTTCTTGCTCGTGCCAAAGATCCATCAACGGCAAGTAATCGTTTAGATAAACAAATCCAAGACACACAAAAAGAACTTACTGAAATTAACAAGAAACGGTTACCACTACTCAAAGAAGAAAACAAATTAGTTGCCGATATTGGTCCTATCAAATATGTGGCAGATATGTTCTTTGAAGGTGATTCTGCTGTAGATAAAGCGGTAAGACTGGTAATCTTATTGATTATGCTTGTGTTTGACCCTCTAGCTGTGTTATTATTGATAGCAGGAAATATATCATTAAAACAAAGAGAGGTTGTGGTAGAAAATGGACTCATTACTACCTTTAGAACTAAGACGGTCGTGGAACCGATTCAAGAGGAAAAACGGCCTGAAGAAAATCGGCCGGACACAAAAGAAGAGGTACCAGAATCGGTTCAGGTCGATAAAGAAAACATTGTTGCAATCGAGGAGAGAGAACCGAAAGAACAGGCAATAATGATTGATGGTACTTCAGGTGAAACTATTCCTCCTATCACCAAGAGTAAGCGTGGATTCCCAAACCGTAAAACAAAAGACATAGATAGTAAGTATGATGAGAAATCCGAATTGGCCTTTCGTGAAAAGAAAGATGATTCATTAGATGGCGGTAATTTTTGAAGGATGTGAATATGAGTATTTTAGATAAAATTAAAAAGAACAGTAGTATTAAAGAATCGGCTATCTTGTCGAAGTCGAAATTCTTTACAGACAAAGATATGATTCCCACAGCGATTCCTATTATCAATGTGGCTTTATCTGGTAAATTAGATGGTGGCCTTACACCAGGTCTTACAATGTGGGCAGGTCCATCCAAACATTTTAAGACTGCATTTTCATTATTGATGGCCAAATCTTATTTGGACAAATATCCCGATGCAGCATTATTATTCTATGATTCAGAATTCGGCACACCGCAATCCTACTTTGACTCTTTTGGTATTGATACTAATCGTGTGTTACATACCCCTCTTACTGATATTGAACAACTCAAGTTCGATGTAATGCAACAATTGACCAACCTAGAGCGTGATGACAAGTTGATTATCATTATTGATTCTATTGGTAACTTGGCATCTAAGAAAGAGGTTGATGATGCACTTGAAGGTAAGTCCGTTGCAGATATGTCCCGTGCAAAACAAGTTAAATCGTTATTTCGCATGGTGACACCACATCTCACCATGAAAGATATTCCAATGATTGTAGTTAACCATACCTACAAAGAAATTGGTATGTTCCCTAAAGATATCGTTGGTGGTGGCACAGGTTCTTATTACTCCGCTGATAACATCTTCATTCTTGGCCGTCAACAAGAAAAAGAAGGCACAGAGATTGTTGGTTATAACTTTATCATCAATGTAGAGAAGTCACGATATGTTCGTGAAAAGTCTAAGATTCCAGTCACCGTTTCTTTCGATGGTGGTATCAGTAAGTGGTCTGGTCTACTTGATATTGCTTTAGAATCTGGTCATGTGGTTAAACCAACCAACGGTTGGTATTCTCCTGTAGATGCTGATGGTGTTGTTGCCGATAAGAAGTATCGCATCAAAGATACCGACACTAAAGATTTTTGGTTACCAATTTTGAAACAGAAATCTTTCCAAGAATACATTCAAAACAAATATCAAATTGCTAATGGTAATATTATGCAAGGTGATATTGATGAAGCCTTTGAAATCGAAACTACGAATGGTGCAGAATGACTGAAGGATTAGACTATTGTTTTATATACCCAAAAGACGATTCTAGTTCGGTACACATTCGTCTTTTGGATGGACCATATAAAGATACCGTATTCAAATATGGTAAGGTAAAGTTCAAAGAAGAAAATGAACAAATCTATTTACTTTTCGCTTATGATGTGATAGAATCCACAGTTGATAAGCCAAGAAAGATGGAAAAAGATTTAGATTTTAAGAATTACCTTGGTGATTTACTTGTAGAAATTATGAGCTCTAATGTTGAGCAGGAAGTTATTGATGAAACTGGAACAGACGATACTAAGAACCCTTATTTACAATGAGGATTTCTTACGCAAAACATTACCATTCTTAAAGACCGAATACTTTTCGGACAATATCGAAAAAGTTTTATTTGATGAAATTACATCGTTCACACAAACTTATAATAATCCGCCTACGCCTGAAGCAGTTGGAATTGCCGTCAAGGAAAGGCGTAATCTTACGTCTGAAGAAGTTGAGAAGTGTGAAACTTATCTCAAAGAAATTGAGGCAAGTCGCTCGTCAGAAACCGAGATTCAATGGCTTGTTGATAAGACAGAAAAGTTTTGCCAAGAGAAAGCGATCTACAACGCAGTATTGGGGTCTATTTCAATTCTCGATGGTAAGGACAAAACGAATGATAAAGGTGCGATTCCCAAGATACTATCGGACGCTTTGGCCATCTCTTTCGACAACTCCGTAGGACACGATTATTTACAGGATAGTGATGAACGTTTTGAATTTTATCATAGAAAAGAAGAGAGAATTCCTTTTGACTTGGACTACTTTAACAAGATTACAAAAGGTGGTTTACCCAATAAAACTCTCAATATCGCTCTCGCTGGTACTGGTGTTGGTAAGTCCCTTTTTATGTGTCATGTTGCTGCAAGTTGTATGGTACAAGGCAAAAATGTATTATACCTCACACTAGAAATGAGTGAAGAAAAGATTGCAGAACGTATTGATGCAAATCTTTTGAATGTTGATATTGGTGACCTTGTAGAACTCCCTAAAGACATGTATGACAAGAAGGTTGCTCGTGTTCGTGAAAAGACCACAGGTAAACTCATCATCAAAGAATATCCAACTGCATCCGCTTCCGCAATTCATTTCAGGACATTATTGAATGAACTCAATCTTAAAAGGTCTTTCGTACCTGATATTATTTTTATTGATTATCTTAATATCTGCTGTTCTTCTCGCATCAAAGCTGGTGCTAATATTAACTCCTACACCTATGTCAAGGCAATTGCTGAAGAACTCCGTGGACTTGCGGTGGAATATAATGTGCCTATTGTTTCCGCAACTCAAACAACAAGAAGCGGATTTACAAGCTCAGATCCAGGTCTCGAAGATACCAGTGAGTCCTTCGGATTACCTGCAACTGCCGACCTTATGTTCGCACTTATCTCCTCAGAAGAACTTGAAGAACTCGGACAAATGATGGTGAAACAATTGAAGAATCGTTATAATGATCCAGGTTTCCATAAACGATTCACGATTGGTATTGATAGAGCAAAGATGAAACTGTTTGATGTTGAACAGTCGGCACAAAAAGGTCTTGCTGATGCTGGTCATGATAAACCACTCAATACTTTTGGTACAAGAGAAGAAAAACAAGTTAAGAAATCATTTGATGGATTTAAGGTATGATGACTAAAGAAGATGCCTTGGTTTGCGCCAAGGCTTTCAAAGATTACTTTGGTAACTTTGACCGAATTGATGCATACATGCGAGACCAAAAGTTGGCATCGTTATCTGAGATATCGTTAAATCCATTATTTCCAATTGAAGAAGATTTATTCTCTGATTTCTCCATGCATCCAAATGATATGGATATTGAAGTGTGTGAGATTGACGGCACTACTTGGGAAACATTGTTGAGTATCACCAGTTCTCATGTCAATATTAGACCTGTTGGTCGTAGTATTCAATTGGCAGTTAAAGAAAAGAACTCAGGAAAGTTCGTAGGATTCATTCGTTTGGGTTCACCAGTCATCAACTGTAAACCTAGAAATGAAATGCTTGGTCAAGTGTTTACGCAACAACCTGAGTGGGGAAAACGATTCAATGAATCTGCTATGATGGGTTTTGTTATTGTACCAACTCAACCTTTTGGTTATAATTATCTTGGCGGCAAACTTCTGGCTGCCATCTGTTGTTCTCATACTGTTCGTGAAATGGTAAATAAGAAGTATAATATGAATTTGTGTCTGTTTGAAACCACAAGTTTATATGGTTCTTCTAAATCAACTTCCCAATATGATGGCATGAAACCATATATTCGATATCAAGGCTTGACAGAATCGGACTTTTTGCCTATGATGCATGGTAAACCTTATTCTGATTTGGTTCAGTTTGTAGAATCAAAAGTTGGTAAGATTGT